CAAGATGATCGAACCCATCCCATTTAAGCGCAAGTGTTTTTATACCGCCGTGGTCAGCGGCAAGCACGTGTTCAGTAAATTCAAGTCTGTTTCCCAACAAGGGTTTTCGATTAAGTTTAAGACTGGCATTTATAACTCAACGGGCAAATTCTGGATTGGAATGATTAATTCCATGATGGAGCCGCAGAAATACTACAATAAAGCCCTGACAGAACTCATGTTCACCATTGCCGCCAATTCCAAGGGCGGCGTTATGGTTGAGGAGGATGCCGTTGAGGATATTGCGGTTTTCGAATCAAAGTGGGCTAAAACCGATGCTGTTATTAAGGTGCGTTCGGGTGCAATCGCTGGCAACAAGATCATGCAGAAGGCTGTCGGCGCAGTCCCCACGGGCCTAGAAGGCATTATTCAACTATCGGATGCCGCCATATCACAGGCTGGCGTTGACCCCTCATTCCTCGGCGAGATGGATCAGAAAGATCAGTCCGGCATTCTTTACAAGCGTCGCATTAGACAGATCATATCCAAGATGGCGCGTTATTTTGATTCTGTTACATTGTACCAGAAAGAAGACGCGCGGCTTTGTGCTGATTTAATCCGGGTATGGGTTGAGAACAATAACGGCCAATGGGTGCGGATTACGGGCGAAGATGGCGCGGACGAATATATGCAGGTGTCCGAGGACATGATGACTGCGGAATATGATGTTTCCGTGCAGGAATCGCCACAAACGCCGGAAGATAAGCAGGAAACTGCCGTTATGTTGGGTGTTTACGCCGACAAGCTGGCCGCCGTTGGTAACCCCGCCGCCACCGCATTTTATGCCGAATCCCTGCACTTCCTGCCGATTGATGGCGATGTACGTAACCGCCTGATCGAAGCTCTCACGCCACAGGAAACCGTGTCAATCGAGCAATTCCAGCAGCTCCAGCAGCAGATAGAGCAATTGACCAGCGCCCAAATGCAGGCGCAGGTGCGGAACATGGAAGCGGACGCGGCTCTTAAAGAGGCTAAAATTCAAACGGAAAATGCGGCGGCTGCCGAGAAACTAGAATCGGCAGCGAACCTCGGGCTTGAAAATGACCTAATCCGGGCGGGTGACTACAATAAAGTAACTGTGAATATTTAACCATATTGTCTGGGAGACATAAAAATGGGATTTAGCGAAGAAATCGAAGAACTGGAAAAGCAAGTCGCGGCTGCTACGGCGGCGGAAGCTGAACCGGAACCGGAGCCGGATACAGAGGTAGAACCTGTAGTAGATACCGTCGCAGAGCCAGACGAACCAGAAGCCACCGACGAAGAAGCCGAAGAAGCTGCCGTTGTTGATGAAGCCGTGGTTGACGAAAATCCAAAAGAAGAAATACCAGACAACGCCTTTGCCCGTATGCGCAGAGAGAACGCAGCCTTGAAGCGTCAGGCTGCCGAGGCTCAGGCACAGGCTCAGGCATACACACAGGCACAGGCGCAGGCGTATAACCAACAATTCCAGCGCACGGAACAAGTAGCGACCACCGAGCCGGATCAGCAAAAAGACTTTGGCAACTGGTTGGTCTGGAATAATAAAGAGGTACAAAGAGAGCTGGCCGAGCTTAGGTCATGGCACGATAATGCACAAAAGAAGGCAAACGAGCAGAATGTATGGGATTCCGCTGTGCAGAAATTCAGCTCTTTGGAAGCCGAATTTAAGACCACTGTTGACGATTACGATGAAGTTTCGGAATTTATGAAGAACAAATTCATCGAGGGCGTGCGTATCGACAATCCATTCCTTTCGCAAGAGGAACTGAGCGCAAAGGTTAGGGAAAAGGTACTTACACGGTCGATCCAGTATCATCAAGACGGACTGAACCCCGTTGAGGAAATCTATCATTCGGCCAAAGAGCATTATGGCTATGTTGCAAAGGTTGAAGCTGCGGCTGACGATCAACGTCTACGCCCTGACCTGAACAAAGTTTCAGCGAACCGCAAACGCAATGCCGGAACAGCAGGCGCAGCCGGGCGTGGCGCAATACCGGAACTGACAAGGGAGGCCGCCTCTAAAATGCCAGTCTGGGAATTTGCACTACTTTCGCCGGAAGAAAAGAAAAGGCTCGGAGCTTAACTTTCTCCCTAGATATTACAGTTGATACAAAATAATTTTTTATCTCCTTGCTAGAGATTTTTCCTCCACCAGAGGCATAAGCAGTAGACCATGGGGACGCATCTTGGTGCGTCATAGCTGAGAGGGTTAAGGGACTATAGCCTACATATTGTTCCCAAACAGCATCTAGTATTTCATAAAATTTGATTTGGTCTATGCCGACTATATAAGATTTAAATTCTCCAGACTGAAGGTCAAATTCCTTTGCGTATCTATTTATACCATTACGCCCAAAGTCTTTAAATTCTTGATATATTATGGAGACAGCAGGGCCGTATTGCCATGCTTCAAAAGGCGCATCTATTGCTGGTATATCTTCAATTGCTAAGTGCCACCCATTCAAAAAATAGACCATCTTTTGAAGTTTTAATGGTGTTATATCGTTGCGACCTTCCTTAAAAGCACGCCCAAGCACAGAGTTGGCAACGTGTAGAGTTTGATATGGAGGCATAACATTCGTCATAATTTAATTATAGAGAATATCAAGATAAAAGCGAATCAATTAACTTTTATCTTCCCAATATTTATCAGCGGCATACTTTACAGAATGATTCCGTAAAATTATCCCTTGCAAAAGTATGTTGAAGTATCGTATAAAAGAAGAGGATGCGGCATATAGCCGCCCCTCTCCTAGGTTAGTTTATCATAACCAAAGGTCTATAACGAGCCATAATCGCCTCCTTCGCGTTGGTGACCCAGTGGGGGCTCGTTGATATTAGACGATGCGTGCACATCGTCACTAGAAGCCTCTAACGAGGCTTCATTCTTTTCAGAAAGTAAAAACCAATTACCCCCTTAAGTCTAAAATTTTATCATCCGCGTCCAAGCATGGTAAAATTTATTTTATTCAAGCTGAGACACTGCCCGATTTTCCTAAATCTGCATTATATTATTTTGGAAATTTAATATTATGCGTTTTTATGCTTCATAAGCCACTTGCATAACGCGGCTTTATGCTATAGATTAATACGGAAGGGCTTCGCTAGCCCTAAAATAGCAGGCTGATTGAAGCTTAAAAAACATTTGTTGCACACAGATTGTGCCTATCCGCAAAGCGCTTCGCCCACGTACGGGCAGGGGACTCAAGACCCTTATAACTATCCTTGTCAGCGGTTGAAAATTAATTTTTCAACAACTCCAAACGACAAAGGAATTTTCCATGTCATCAACCACAATGCTTACAGCAAACGCAATCACGCGCAAGCTATGGGCAACTGCCGACTGGTGCAATCCCGGTCAGCGCGTTGCTTTCGGTCACATGTTCTCACGCGGTGCTGTGCACTATGCGAAGGAATTCGAGGGTCAAAAAGCCCGCGGCGATCAAATCACTTATGACTACACCAACAAACTGACCGGAATCCCGGTTGGCGAAGGCGGAACACTTGACGGCAACGAGGAAGCTCTCGATCTGGGCAGCTTTACAATGTCGATCAATATTACGCGTATTGGTGTTCTCAACCCTAATGACGACACAATTGAGCAACAACGCACTCTGGTTGACTTCCCTGAGAAAACCCGCAAGGTTATTCCTCAGCGTCACATGGAACTGCTTGATGCTGCCACGTTCTACCAACTGGCGGGCGCAAACCCAACTTCCTACACACTGAACGGCACAACTTGGTCAGGCAGCAATCGCTTGTTTGTACAAGGTCATAATACGCCAGTCGCTCCGTCTTCTGATCGTATTATCCGTGCAGGCGCAGGCACAACCGATCAAGCGATCACAGCTTCTAACACGATGACGCTGGATCTGATTGATTATGCTCTTGAGCGTAACGATTCTTCTGATCAACCGATCAAACGCTTTGCGGATGATACTTTTGATCTTTATGTCTCGCCTGAACAACTGGTTGACCTGAAACAAGACACGACAGGTAAAATACAGTGGTTCAACATCGAACTGGCTAAACTTACGGGCGGCAAGAAAAACACTCTGGAAAACGGAATGTTTGACACAATGCCATCTTTGGGGCAGTACGCTGGTGTTAATATCTACTCTGCACCACGTGTAGCCTACGGCCTTCGCTCAGACACATCTGCGGTTATTACAACCGTACGCCGCGCCGTTCTGGTCGGTAAGGATGCTCTGACATACGGTTCGCCGTTTGGTCGCCCTGACGAAAAATCAGCCCTGCACTACGCAACCCAACTGAAAGACTATGAATACTTCAAGGGTCTTGAAGGTCGTATGCTTTATGGTCTTAAAAAGACTGTGGCATCGAACTCGCAAGACATTGGCGTGTTTGTTATTTCAACTTACGCAGCAGCTCATAGCTAGGAGATAGAACCATGACTACCCCATCAGTACTACCTGTACAATACGCAGGAAACTATAAGGACTTTTTGAAGGTCAAAGTCGGAAACACTGGCGCAGCCCGCGTAGTAGTGGCCGCCGTTTCTGTACCAAGTGGTACGGCAGCGGATGCCATCGTCGGCCTCGTACCATTCGTCAAAGGCGCACGTTTTGTAATCGGCGATAAGTCGGTTCACTGCGGTAACTTTGGTGCGGTTGGCACGACAATCAATATCGGTTATGTTTATGAAGATAACGTAACTTATACCAACGATGTTGATGCTTGGGCTTCTGCAAACACAGCACCAGCGGCTGGCGGTTTTGTCACGGTTGACGAAATTGATGGCCTGTCGTTTGTTGCAGCGGGTAATGGCTGGCTTACAGCCCAACTACTCACATCAGCGGCGGATGCTACAGCTAACATCACATGCAACCTCGTTGTTGCATATGACGGCATTGGCGTAAACAACTCTAACAATCAGAGTTAATAGCTAATATGGCCACGTTCGGCACTACACAAACGGCAGTTTCTAAGCGGCTCCTAGACGCTAACAATACCGCTGTTTCTGCGTCGGACGTGGCTAATGCTATCAACGATAGTATTTCCTACTGGAAGCTACGGCGCTTCTGGTTCAATGAAGGGGCGTCTACCCTTACAATGACGGCGCAGGATGGCACTATACCTCTTGCAACTGATTTTCTTGTTCCAGCGTATGAAGATGGCGCGTTTCAGATTGAATATAGTGATTCGCGCTACCCCATGAGTAAAATCGGTGCTAGCCACTACAATAGCATCTGGACAGCGAACGGATACGGCCTACCAAAGGTTTACGCGCGTGTCGGCCAAACGTATCAAAGCTTCCCATTGCCTGACAGGGCATATACAATTAAATGCGCTTACCTGAAAAGCTACGCTGATCTGGTGAACGACGCAGACACCAACGATTTTATAGACAATGCAAACCGTCTTATTCTTTTGTGGACGCTCGCAAATCTAATTTCAGAGTTCCGGCAGGATGAGAAGATGGAAACGTATTTCAGAAACGCCTCGAATGATGAATATCGACAACTATCAATTATGACGGACAAATCAAACGCGACCGGAACCCTTTCAATTCACTCACTATAAGGAAAAAACAAAATGGCTAACGAAACACTAGGCGGAATGAACAGACTTCTAAAAGGCCGTCAAGGTACTTGGATCTGCAATGGCGCATCATCTGTGACTGTGGCGAATAGCCTTGTTACAGCCAATTCCGTTATTATAACGACAATCAAAACGGTGGGCGGCACGGTTTCCCCCACCAGCCCGAACGTTAAGACGATCACGCCCGGAACAGGCTTTACAATCGGCGGCGTGGCGTCTGACACTAGCACTTATAATT